AAGGACGCCCGCTTTGGGTAGTGTCCGAGAATGGCTTGTCGTAGGAGGCAAACGTCTTCATCGACAAATTGCCTAGGTACAACTGCCCAGACTCTAGCCACTGGATTTCTTTGTTCTTGCGCCTGCGGGCACGGTCAAAGAACTTGGCTTGGATTACTCCGGCCAAATCGTCTAGCATCCGCATACGCTCGGCTTCTAGCTTCTCGTGCTGTTCGTTAGCCAGCTCTTCTTCAATAGCACGCTGCTCTTCAGTCAGGCCGTCATCTAGATCAGAGGTCGTATCTTCGAGTTCCATTATATATCCCTGTGCTGGAGAGTTGCTGTTTAGACAGCGCTCTGTTAGTGTTGTTCACGACGTACCTCAAGCAATCCATAAGGTGATCGTTCTCTTTGATGACCTTACCTTGCAAGTCTCGGCGGTAAAGGATGTATTCCTTAGCAAAGTTGTGTAGGTGCGAGAACACCTTGATCTTACCGCTAGACAGCTTGTTCCAAGTAGAATTCAATCCAGCCTCTACCTCATTCTTAGCATCCACTAGGTTTAGACCTAGCTCTTTGTACAACGTCTTTAGACGGGTGCCGTCTACTTGGCTACGTCCGCGAGAGGCGGGGTCGATGACGCCGTGCAGCCACGCCCCCCTACTCTTGATAGCTTCTGCATGCACAGACGGGACTTGCTCACCTTGGTAGTGTTCGTCGTAGATGTAGATAACTTCCGTGTTAGGATCTATGGCAGCAAACAGTACGGCTGTGCGATTCCAACCAACGTCTAGGGCGTACATAAACTTGAAGTGGTCGGGGATCTTGAACGGGGCTATTGAGATATCCTCGAACGGAATAGGATAGATGTTACCAGAACCCATCGCAGGAGTACCCTTGGAACGGGCCTCGCGTAGGTACGGGGGTGTATCCTCCAGCATACGCCGCTTGGCATCTTGGCCTAACCACGGAGCATCGTCCCACCCTGCCTGCACAACGGCCTTAGAGTTAAAGCCTAGTGCTTCGGCAGCCGACTCGCCAGTGTCTTCCTCAGTCCTAGTAGCGACGATAGGACGGGCTCCGGCTAGGAACTCCGCCTTCTGACAGAACCGTACAACAAACGGGGTAAGCCCGTGCAGCGGCGTAAAGGTAACTAACATGATACCACCAGTAGTCATCGTACGCATCAGGCACTCGTTGTAAATCAAGTCGGGGCACTCTTCGTCCAGCCAAACCGCGTCCATTGCGGTACCGTAGAACGCTTGCACATCCTGCTCGTAGTTCTTGAAGCCCAGCACTGACCACCCGCCGGATACGTGCTTAATCTTGATCTTGTCGATACCTTGCGGTACGCCGGCCAAGGCGTAGCTTTGGCCTAGCTTGTCCATAGGAATCATACCCGTACCCGGCGCACCAATAGCGCCTAGCAACTCCTTCTGCACAACGTCACGGGTAGAGCGGGCTGTAGATCCTATAGCCCAGCACTCGGTCGGCCTATCAAATACCTTACCATTCCACCAAGATGGGTACAATCCAGTCAAGTGGCACGACAGTTCATACGCTCCGGCGATAGACTTGCCCACACGGTTAGCAGCCATGAAGCACCGCTCGTGGTATGTAGCTCCTGCTGCAAAAAACTCCCGGTGCTTGGGGCAATTTTCGATAGAGAACGCCGATCCCGGCACAAACCACTTCCTAGTACCGGCCTGAGCCATAAGCATCTCGTACTTATCGGCAAGACGCAAGAAATCCGCCACATCGGCGTCATCTACGTCCGCACCAGTCAAGCCGGGCATCAAACGCTGCATCGCCTCGGCAATTGCCGGGGCGTTTAGCTCTTTAGTTAGTCCGCTGATTGACATTTAGTGCATCATCCTCTGAAGTAGCCAGCAGAATCTCTGCACCAGTAGCCGAACCCCCAAACTTCTTCATAATCTGGGGTAGTTTAGCCAGTAACTTGGCTTGCATCTCTTCTAGCGTCTCTTCTTTCTTGTCTTCCACCAAGGTTTCCGACTTCTCCGCCCATCCGTGGCGGTTTTTCATGTTGAAATTCCACAAGGCGGTGTTAAACATCTTATTTTGTAGGTTAGAGCGCCCTTGCTTGTACCACCAAGCCTTAGAAAGTTGGCGACCTAGGTCAACCAGTTGCTTAAACAAGGCAATCTCACGGTAATTCTTCTCGAACGAGGCCTCTGTAAGGCCCAATTCAGCAGCTACTTCGGAGTCAGAGGCCCCTAATCGGTACTCTTCCTTGAGGATTTCAGGCCAATCAGTTGATGGATTCACGGGTAGCCGGCTCCAGTTCTACCCTATCGTACCCGCCCTTACCATCAGGTGCGGAGTAGTGGGCAAAGTCCTCGGGGCCTGAGAAGATCTTGGCTAGTGGAAAGGCGTTGACTAGTTTAGACTCCTCATCAGGGCCTAGGCCGACTAGTAGGTACTCCAATCCACCAGTCTCCTCGTTGTAAGCTTCCATGATTCCTAGGGTGTTATCGTACGCACCCTTGTACAGCATCTTGAGTAGCTCGTACGGAGCAGGATCAGCTAGGCTGTTAGTCTGTACGTACAGCACGATTTCTTGTTCGTCACTTTGGGTCTGGATTTCATCCGACATTTGGGGGTACCTCCTCGGTACTAGTTACGGTGGGGTAGATCTAACTGTTATTGTATATCCTGTGTAGGGTACGGATAGCACCTCTTCCACTGTGGAACCAGCTGTAAATGTAGACCACCCGGCGGGCAAGGCCCCCGTGTACGCATCTAGATCTACGGTTGTTGGTAGAGTGTTGCCACTAAATACAAAAGCGTCTGCTGAGGCGTTCTTCAGCTCGTCTGCAAAATAGTCGCAAAGATACGCGGTATTATCAGACATAGTTGCGGTGTTGTTGCCATACCACAAGCGCCCTTGCATCGCTGTCCAGCTACCAGTAGTAGCAAAGTCTTCGATATTAGCGAACGTGCAGTCGTGGATGTTAATAGTTGTAAATGACTCCCACGCTGGGTAGGACGTACCTCCGGTACTACCGCCATCGCTAGCGTATCTATCATTGTGGTACTGGGCATTGAAGTTGAATACAGAAGAGCAGTCGATAATAGTCTCGTCGTAAATCTCTACGTGCGAGCATACGTCGTGAAATGTAAAGACAGCAGAAGGCGACCACAAGTTCGCGCGCAACCCAAAGTACTTGTTACGGCGGAAGATAGCCGGGCTTGCCAGCGTTCCCCCTGTTTTCAGATCGACACAGTTCTCGATTCCGCCAATAGTAGAGTACACATTAGACACCTTTGTGGCATCCGTACATCCAAACCAGTTGTCTTCGCAAAGGTACCCTTCGATACCTCCGTATCCCGTGTTTTCGGGCCAACCTTGTTCCCAGATATCCGGAGCTACTAGATTGTGACCAAACACCACCAACGGGCCAGCTAGTTCTGTGCAAGTAAAGGTAGCACCTGAGCCAGTGCCCACAATAGTTACCGACGGATACCCGCCCTCGTAGGCACCCATATCTGTGCAAGTAACGGCAGTTATGCCGCCACCACCATTAACAGCGGTTACGGTTCCTACAGCTGTGCGATACACGGCTGACGTAGTACCCGCCCCAAACACTAGAGCATCTCCTACAGTGTACCCCGTACCAGCAGCTGTGATGTTGATAGTAAGCGGGTCTTGCCTGTACAGGTAGGAGCGGCACGCGCCTTGCACCGCATCCGCGTAGTCCAGCACAACGTTGTGGTGATCCCAGCAATCTACGTTCGGGCCGTCTTTGAGGTACAAGCCGGCGTAATCGTTAAGTGCCGACCACGGATATCTGCGCTGAATAAGGTTGTATGCTGTTTCATTTCTATCGGCCCCGTAGCGCCTAGTGATACCGCTGGCTAAGTCTGTACCGATCTGGCAGCGGTATACCTTGCCATCAGTAGAGCCTTCAAAGTCGATACCTGAATATGTGTACTCGGAGTTAAGCCCGTGTACGTAAACCCCGTGAGTGTTAGCTGTAAACCGCAACGTAGCAAACTCTGCTATAGAGCTAGGCCTATCCGCCGGGTGAGTGATGATATCAGCGTAGGAGCCATCTGCTGAGGCGTACACAAGTATCAACGGATCGGCTGACGACGGCTCTAGGCCAGCATCAGGGGCGACGCTCCAGTGCGGCCAGTACTCCTCTACACGGACGCTGTGCATCTTACGCATAGAGTAATCTCCGGGAAGGAACACAATAACCTTGACCCCGTTAGGATAGGCCCGCGTTCCGTTAGGAGACGGGTATGTAGCAGAAGCCCTAGCCACGCAAGGAAACGCTACAATAGCAGGCCAACTAGTTTCCGCAGTCAGGCCGTCGTTAGCGGCCCCCTCTTGCGAGGCATCCATGACGTAAACATCATCCCTATCCCAAAGCCCTTGCAGCCACGTAGGAAGATCCCCGTATGAGGAGCTGTACAAGCTGAAGAACGACAGCATACTTCCTGCCATTAGGTAGTCGCCGATCCGCCACAAATCCAGCGGTTAGTGTCTACCTTCCAAAGCCGCCCAGTACCGCCGGGGGCTACCGTGCGATTGCCGGTAGTAGTCGTGCCGTCTAGAACGATAGTAACTCCCGCCCCTTGGGCGATAGTTAGATCTCCAGCTGAGCCATCGTTGAAGTAAGCGATAACTGTTCCGATAGGGAAGGCTACTGAGGCGTTAGGCGGTACGGTGTGAGTGTAAGCTGTAGTGTTGTTTTTACCTACACCAAAGCCACGGTCGGTTAGGGCGTACGTGTACGTAGCGTTTTGTGTGTTAAGCGGCACATCCATGTAACCGAGTAGCCTCTCTGTAGCGCCGCCATCTTGGCATCCGGAAACTTGGCCGAAATAGTTAAATATTGCCCCGCCTAATACAGGGGCGCCGGCCCACTGTATAGCAGGCGTCCAAGTAGTTCCGTCTTTATGGAACCAAGTGTACGTCTCAAAAGTACCAAATTGAGAATAGTCGTCGTCAAAGCCCCACAAGTTATTATTGTTTATTTCTGGGATAAGATTTACGCAAGTGCCACCTGCTATAGCAGGGGCCGTATCAATCCTAGCAACAGTTGGGTGAGGTACAAATTCTAGTAGTTCTCCTTCCTCAAAACGAGTAGTGGCTAAGGTAGCTAGGTTCTGGGTAGCCATAGTGCCTAGGCCTAGCGTAGTCCTAGCCGCCGATGACGAAGCGTCGTCAATCAAGGTAGCTCCAAACGCCGAGATGCCGTGCACCCCTGAAGTAAGAGCAGCGTGGCCGGCAACAGCCGAGGCAATAGCCCCCGCCTCCGGAGTAATGAGAATCCAATCTTCGATAAAGTTAGCTAGTCTATCTAGCGCTTCACGTTGCCTAGTTGTAAATACTAGGCCGTATAGAGTTGATGGTACGTCCATTTGTTACTCCTCTATCTTGAGCGTGCGGACACGCTTGACTAGCTTCTTAGCCCGTAGCCCAACTTGCTTGTACCAAGCTGAGGCCTCCATTCCCTTAGCGGCATCTTCGTACCGCTTCTCGCGGAACGACTTGAGTGTGTTCCTAAACTGGGACAGCGTAGTACGCCCCATGTTGTAGCACATGGAGACTAGCACCGTCTTGATTACGTCTGGCTGGTCGTTGAAGTTAGGCACAAGTATCAGGCTATCCTTGACGGACATCTGGATAATCTCTCTCAACTTGTGCTCGGCCATCTCCTTCGTGAACCTAGTGTCAGGCTGGACTCCGTGTGTGTACCCGTAGCCTACCGTCCAAGGGGCCCCGTCCGCTAGGCTTACGCCCGGCGGCAGCTGCACGTTACGGGCGGGGACGAACCCCCACCGTACTGAGTTCCTAGTAGCCTTGTACAGCTTAGAGAGTACGTCTGGGTAGGCGTACTCCCTAAAGCCTTCGTCCTCTCGGGCATCAGCTAGGCTTTGGTCTAGCCAGTTAAGCGGCATCTTTATCCTTCAACTTCTTCTGGGTCTTGGCCCGTAGAAGGAAGTTAGCAGCCGGCACGATGAGTACCAACCAAGAGTAGATGTCTTCCTTGACCGCCCCGGCCATAGAGGCTAGGTTATCAGCGAAGACAGCCACTAGGCCAGCAATCGTGTTGAAGTGGATAGTCCAGCTCTTGGTGATCCAAGAACGTAGCTCGTTAAACTCTTCCTTGATTTTACTTAAGATTCCCATGCGCTAAATCCTGTAGGTGGTGAGTAGGTGAAGGAGGCCGTCTTGAAGCGGCCAGTCGCTTGATAGGTGTTGGTAAAGAAAGATAGGGCTGGGAAGTACTCTCCGGAGAGCCCGGACAGGGCCTCTCCCGTACCGGCTACCGGATCTCCAGAGTTCTGCCAAGTGTTGTTCTTAGCGAACCAGATCTTACCGGACGTGAAGTTAATGGCAACGCCGATAACATCTCCTGCGGTAAAGGTGGTTCCGTAGGCCAACGCTGAGCCGTTCCAAAAGCGCGTACCGTCCACGCCGAAATAACCTACGCTGTCTATAGTGTTTCCGAGATAGTCGTTGGTGACAACGAACGACGCCTTTGCGGCACCGACAAGCACGAAGGCGTTACCTGCCGTGTCGATCCTAGTCTCGAAATAGTACAGCCCAGAAGACCTCCCCAGTGTTGCCCGCAAGCTTCCTTGCGTAGCCATAGCGTTAGCGGATGCTATCAGGTTGCTGCCGCTTAGTGTGATATCGGCGTCCTTATCTGAGGGATTCCAAGTTACCGCCGGTGCCGCCGGAGCCCCACCCACTACGAACCCACGCGAGAAAGCCCCCAGCGCTAGCCGGGGGCGTTGATACTTTGTGGATAGGCGTGGCACGTTAGTACAACCCGATAACTTGTGTAACCGTAGAAGCTGCGGCTACCCGCTTGACTAGGACTGGGATGATCTCCCCCGCCGTTACCGTGTACGTAACCACTACGTCGTTCTCGTCCCTAGCTACGATAGTCCCCGAAGATCCGCAGTAGATAATCATGGGACGAGGAAGGTCAGCATCTGCCGGGGTGATGGTAACGTGGTGTTGGGGGAACTCCCTGAACCGATTGAATAGGTCAGCCATCTTAGGCCTCCCTTACTTACGGTAGAACGTGACGTTCGACGCAGAAGTTACGACACCAACCCAAGTACCCGAAACGTTGTTGATCGTAGCCACACCAGACAGCGTTGTGCCGGAAGCCGCCGTAGTCAGGGTAACTACCTGAGCAGCTAGGTTAACGATGGTGAACTCGAACGAGTACCCAACCTGCGGAGTGTTACCCGTACGTGCTCCGATAGCCGCAAGGATCTCAGCACCCGTAGCAACAGTCAAAGCACGACCAGCCGTGGGAGTGATGGTGAACAGGCCGGAATCTAGGAGCTGGGCCGCCGTAAGCGTAGCCGCAGCATCGGCGAGGGCCGTAGCCGTCCGGTTCTTGAGGTAGACGTTGTTGACTTGGAAGTGAGCGAGGGCCCACTGGATCGCCTTAAGCTCAGACGAATCGAACGCCCGGCTGAGGGCACGAGTGGGTAGATTGTACTTCTTGGTAGGATTAGTCATTTTCTGGGGTTCCTTTTCGTAGGATAGGTGTTAGGGTCTTCCACCGGCAGGTGATTAAACGGCTTACCAGACTAGGTTAGCTGGAAGTATAGACTACTTACTTTGAAAATAGTTCGCAATTAACATTACCCTGTCCATAAACTCCTCTGGGGTACGATTGTTCTTCATCTTGTTGCACTCATTGCAGATCAACTGCAAGTTGTGCCACTCGTGCTGGCCGCCCTTTGTTAGCGGCACTTTATGATCTATTGAATTTGACGGCCCTCCGCAATAAGGGCAGGGTTTCCTGTAGTGCTCCTTACACCACAACGCTAACTGACTAGATGTCGGAGATGTTTCTGTCAATAAAGCCGGGTAGACCCGCTTAATGTAAGCATGATGCACCCTCCCTTGGTGGGCCTCTTTGTTTGCTGCAACGTACGCCTTGAAGGATTTTTGATACGACTCTCTGTATTTTACGTAGTGCTCATGCTTCTCTTCTTTTGTCTTCCTAGCCCAATAACTAACCTTAGCCTTCTCCATTACATACCCCTAGTAGTCGTGTGTAATATTAAGACTACACATACTACAATAAGTTCCACTACACTAATCTATGAAACTACGGCAGATTAGTGTATATTATTACCAGTCTTACTGAGTAAAGCTTTACTAACTAGTCTAGTACTAACTAGACTAGTAAAAGAAAGAAAAGAAAAAGAACTAGCTAGTACTAGTAAAAGCTTTTACTAGACGCAATAGCCTAGTAGCCGTAGCGTGTACTCCTGCCCACAGAACAGCACCCTCTGCGGATCGTAGCGATCCACCAGCACCAGATCCCGCAGGTACACCGGCCCCCGGCCTACGCGGAACCCGTGCAAGTTATCGCCGATAGCCGGCCACACAACCTCGGCCCACTCCTGCGGAGTTACCAGCCACCGCCTCCCGTACTTACGCTTGGCCTCGGCGTAGGCCCCCACCTGCGTATCTCGCCTGTCAGCAGTGGCCTCGTACCTACGCCGGGCGTTCCTACGCTGCCACGCCCGTTGTATCCTTCGCCGTTGAGCCTTAGTCTTCTTCTTTCTAGCCGTCTTCAGCTTCTTGGGACGCTTA